TCTCACGATTGAGGAGTTCCACCAAGATAGAAGGATTTTGAAGAAACATTGGAATCGTTACCTCACTGTTATCTCTAGACACAATCTGCTCTGCTTCGCGACGAATCGCTAGCATCAGTTCATGTGTGAGTTTCAGGGTTTACGATCCGAGCATACGACGCTCGTTCCAACTTCAACAGTCTTTCACTGCACAACGCGCCCATTCAAGGGTTAGACATGTACTGCAGTTACTAAACCAAATCCATCTCCATCTTATAGGTAGTGTGCCGGTCTGACCAGCCGGTGCACGAGGGGGATGTCTCGTGTTCACATAACATTGAGAGGACGCTACAATAGCGTCTCAGGGCTCTCCAGCCCTCCAGCGGTTAATTCCGCAAGAAGTTCGTGTGACATGGAAATACATCACAACCAGATTCAAAACAACATGAATCAACCAACGAACACACCACTCAGAAAGTGCTCAATTCGACGATGCGCATGAAAGCGACTTACAAACGCCCCGTACAAAACGGGCGATCTCGGATTTCGGAGTTAACCTAGTACCAAGATGGGAACGACAGACGATTTAACTAGAGTGGGTCGTCAATCAACGCAAGGAATTCCTCAACTTGCATGAACCAACAAAGTCTTCACATCACCTCACTTACCATACCCTTTCGGCCTTACTCCCTGCTCAAAATGACGCAGCTTTCGGGGGAAGATTAGTAGAATGTACCTCAACTTAGTTAGAACAATTAAGTGTTGATCTGATCACACGAAAATTGTAACGTAGAGTATGAAACCCTAGCCGACTGGACATGTCGGAAATCGCGCAATAGGTTAAGCAATCAAACATCCGGTGTTCCCGAAGGTACCAGACAAGGATGAAGCCACTTCCTATTTCTTAGAAGAAACGCGCGCGCCTTGAGCACTCGGTGGAGCGCTGGAAAAGTGTCTCTGGAGATCAGGCTCAACAGAAGTGACAACCTTCAGGCGGTTTGACCTCGGAGTCAAGCTCACGAAGTCGGTAAGATCAGCATCAGGCTGATCGATGGGTCGTTTAGAGTCTCCCCGATCACGAGACTGTACAGCTTTCCGCTCGTTCAACTTCCTTTGCTGCGCGATAGCACCAGCAGCAAGATTCGTGAAACCATAAAGATCAACCACGAAATGAATGAGGACAGTCGAAACGACAAGCGGACCAGTTCCATTCAACTTGGATCCGACAGCAACCATTGCGCCCTGAGAGGTTTGACGCGAAGTCGCAGTACCAGTTGTTTCTTCCCCAGCGGGCTCAACGAAAAAGAGCTGATCGGCGGGAGAGGACCTCTTCTCACGAATGACCGGACAAAGGATCTCAGGAGTCCAGACAGGGAAACGGGTACAGTTTCCACTGACCTCAGCCGTTGCGATGGTATAGGTCGCGGCGAGGGCATTCGCAGTGTCAGGATCAGGCTCATGGGAAACCTGAAGAACGAGTCCAGCACCGGCGGCTTGCGTAACCGCACCAGGTGGAATCTCGCTCGTGACCTCAGCATCGAGTCGACGGAAACGGAACTTCCGGAAATACTGAGCGAAGATAGCTAGCGGGCCTGCGTAATCAAACAGGACATAGCTATTGGTACCATAGGCACCGGTCGGATTGATGAGAGCTGCTGCACTAGTCCCAGTATTGAACAATCCAAACTCGGAAGCAGTGTTGCCTTGTGTAAAGGTACCAAGGTAGGAAGGGAGCTTTCCCGTGATCCGAAGACCTGCTTCAGGGAACTCGTCATGTGGTGCGGCAGTACCAAAGCCCATCCCAAAGAAACGAGATTGGACTTTGCCACCGACGAGGGGCGCTGAAATGGACATGTTCTGCATTCCAAAAGCACCAGCTGTTCGAGTCTTTCGAGGCCGACTCGGCTTAGCCTTGCTCTTACGGTTCGCGCGAGCAGCGCGAGGCATTTTCTTTGCTTTAGCCTTACCATTGGCTTTGCCACGTTTGGATAACATGGGTTACCTGTTCCAAACATTCAGAATCTGAGGGCCTCCGAGTACACTATAGCCTCCTTAGAGATTGTGTCAATCATCTCACGGAATATCATGAAAGAAAGAATTCTGAATTGCCTCTCGTCAAGGCACAGCGACTGTTCATCGCCATTGATTACCACCCGTGCAGTCTGTCGACTACTTCCGGACACACACTCACGACGGTGAGGGGCCCTTAGTACGGAAATCTTAGGTTGCTGCGACCAGCAACACCGTTTTGGGTTAACCCGAGGATGTTTGGAGGATCCTTCGAGGGACAATGACGACCCCATAGCACTCCGGTGGAGCACTACCTGGCCGAGCCAGTATTCGTGAAGGTGTTATTGTATGCGTCCTTCCACCAGCAGATAGACATGGAGTAAACTCACACATGACGTCTGGTGGGTCTCGCTCGCTGTTTGAGGACTCACGAATGGTACAGTTTAACGACGTGTCCAGGTCGAAGAACTAACCCTGCTTTTACAGTCAAAGCATAACTCACATGGATGTAATTGTTGAAGTCTAAATGGAACACATGAACCAAGACGCTCGATTTGACCGCTTCAGTGCGGAGATCTTGTGTGTTGGGCTGCCCGCGAAGGGACCCTTCCACTTTCAACATGATTCGAATAATCGCATAGACAACGCGATATTCTATCTTACATACCCTTTGACACCAAGTCCCTAAGGCTCTAGAGCAACAGCTCGAGCAGGACCAGTGAACATCGAAAGACCAGTGAAGATTGGATCCTCAGAAAGAGGTCGCTGACAGAACCCGATGGAAATCAATTCATCAGAGTACAGCTCGAACATTGCCGGGCTTTTCAGCTTTTTCTCCATTCGACCGCGAAGTTGATATGCGGTGGCCATCATGGCCTCTTCACCATCAGGACTTGTGATAACGTCCTGCGTCTTTCCTAGATCCGCGCGCTCAAGCTTCTGAAGAACAGTAAAGCCATTAGCGCCAGGCCGCACATTTGCGGGCGGAACAGTGCACCCTCTGTACAACATTTGTTGACCTTGAATTCTCGAAAGGTCATGCTTCGGTTTTGATACCATACCGTCGCCAATGTAGAGTTTTCCTGCCTTGCAGAACTCAAGACCAGATCGATATACGGCACATGCCATCAATCTCTGGGTCTTTGTAAACAGAGCCTTCTCGCTAGGGACCATTGCTAATCCGTAGTACTCACGAGGAGCGTGATACGAGAAGAAACCATCCGCAGATGCGTGCTTGAGATGCTCGCGATGGACAGTATGGAATCTGCGGACCGCGCGTTCGCGGTTTTGTGCGCCTGCAACAGCTTCAGGCTGAAGTGAAAACAGGCTCTGGTAAGTGCCACCAGACTCGCCCTCAACGGACGGCTTCTTCGCTACCTTTGATTGGCCATGCAACAGGCCGGTATTGAAGAATGGAAGGTACTCGAATTCACAAAGTTTCGAGTCAGGAAAATCAGAGCGTTTCCTAGCGATCCAAGGCTGTGAGTTGATAAAAATCTTGTCCTCATGAGCAAAGTTCTTGCCAACGCTGCGGCGAAAGCCAGCGTTCTTGATATGATCGCACCAAGTCGCATACTGCGACTGACGACAACGAAAAAGAATGTCGTCTCCATTCACGAGAATCGGGATCTTCGTGAAGTCATCAATGTGTGGAAACAAAGCGAGCCAGGCTACGCAAAAGTTCACGATACACAAGATTGGGAATGAAAGCGTTGATCCCATCAGCTGTCCATTCAGCTGCTTGCAAGTCTGCAAGTCACCGCCTTGGTCGGCGGCCATGTGTATGTAATTTGTGGCATACCCAACATTGTGCGGCTCAATACACGCAGTCAACGCTAGGATGTACTGTTCGATGAAGTCTTCGCTCTGGCCTTCACGGCGGAGCGATCTCTTCAATCGAGACATCATGAGTCCATGGCAAGCGCGAGTCAACCTGATATCAATCTCATCAGTCGCGCCGGAATAATCACCAGAAACCCAGACGGTTCTTTCTCCGTCCTCGGAGTGCCCTTGGTACAGGCCATACTCGCCAGAAAGGCGATCGAGGAATTTTAGGTGCCACTTTTCCAATGGCTGCCCACAGAGAGAGAACTGCGGAATATTGCGAATAAACGAGTGAATGTCCTTTTGGAAGGATCGCGACAACCAGTAAGGTCGCGCCTCGCCTGCGGTAACAGTCCGGACTTTCCCAGGTTCCAAAACCGTAGCTACGCGGCAATTCACGTTATCAGGTCCATCCTCTTCAGGACCCTTCGCCATGGCGACCATGTCGCCCTCCATTCCATTTGCTTCGAAAATCGCACGTCTCATCTCAAGAGGAAAGCGATAAGCAATTAGGCGTTCAGCAACTGAGCCTAAAACCTGTGTAAAATCAGGATATGGAATTCCACGAATCTCCTTGACACCATGATTGGGATGGTAATCCATCATGAGGAGCACGCCGTCGGCATGCCGTGGATCAAAGCTGCTCACAGGAGCATCATAGTACTGGTCCGCAATCATTTGCGAAGCACCACCAGCACTGCGGCCGTATTCATACGAGGCCGAACCAGAAGGTTGCAAGAACCGAGGAACTTCTGGCTTGAAAGCTTTGAGGACTTTCCGCATTTTGTCAGTAACCTCCCTTTCGAAAAACTCAGGGGAGGACCAAACTTTCTGACGACGGGGGACAATGCAATCGTCCCAATGAAGGTTGAAAGAATCAAACCGCACACCGACAGCTGCAAACTCGTTGCACAGCTCTTGGTCGGCTCGGATGCCTTCCTCGTCGTATGGCACTGTGACAAGAAGTGTCCCTGTATTCATTGGACCGGGCGGGCGTGTCATCGCCTTCTTGTGCTTCAGAAGCGTATTAAGCACAAAATCATCGTTAACAGGAAGGAAGTTTCTCTTCAACTGTTGAATTGACGTGAGGAGTCGAAAATTTCTCACTCCACGTTTTCCGGTGTCAAACGTGACACTGTAACGAAGCTTCAGGCGAAGTTTGCCTGTCAGTCCAGCATAAAGGTCCCAGGATTGCTCACCGGGTGCTTCACACTCTTGTCGCCAATTCTCTCCAAGCGTGCGTAGCGCGATGTGTTTGGCTAGCAGGGTGGAAGACCACCACTTTGCGTATTTGATGAAGTCATTCTCGTCGTTCATGGCATGATGCTCAAGTACCGAAAAGAATTCCATCACAGGAATATCGCCATGCCACGTATCAAGATGACCAACGTCGGCAAGTTGCTCGAAGAGACCCCGTACAAAGCGAAGTACGGATTCGAGATGTTCTAAACTCAGAAGAACACCCCCCTTGAAGAAACAGATCGATTCAAGGACTTGAAAGGTAAAAGGTGTGAGGTTATCCACCAATTTCAAGATTAGCCCACTGCGAAGTTTCTGCAGTGGCCCACACACGGCTCGAGTGAAGCCTAATGTGGTGAGGTCAGCTATGCCTCCCGCGGTGGGGACCGCGGCCCGGCGCTCTCGCATGTCTGCGATTGCGCTGAGGAGCACCTGTCGTACTTTGTCTAAAGGAGTGTCAGAAATGGAGTCTTTCCGTTCTTCGTTTGCGTTAGCAAACTTGGATCGGCCAAAGACTTTCTTCGACTTCTTATTCAGGACATCGTACCCTGCACAACCTTTGTGCAACAGGTCAATTATGAAATCCAGGGATTTGAACGGCAAAGCAGCCGCTCGAAAACCCTCCGGAATTTGCGTTTTCATTCGATGATTGAAGATGCTCA